GCGGGCTTCCCTGTCGCAACGTAGCGCGATGAAGTCTACCCTGTCTTTGTCTGAAGCAATGTCTAATGTTAGGTGTAAGTCCTCCGTGTTCTGGTAGAAGCGTCCTTGGATGAAGGCATCCCCAGGATTCACAACCACAGTCATTGAGTTTTCAAGTGATTCCACCCAAAGGGCGTTGGGGGTGTTGGGAACAACGCCCTCACCCCAAAAGCCCATGAACATTGATGCGAAGTCATCAGAGTTGTAGGTTCTGTCAAAAGCGCCATCAACGGGTTTGGCATCCCAGAATAGTGATTTCTCCATACGCTACACCACGCTATGCGCTCTGCCGTCTTTGTCATATGCGGTTAGCAATACATAATGAAGTTTGCCGCTTGAATCGTAGACGGTTACTAATCCAGTGTGCTTGTTGCCACTTGTGTCATAGGCACTTACAACGCCCGAACGCACATTGACGTTCAGTGTTGTCTCCGTGACTGGGTATCTCCCCCACCATTCGTGAATCTCCTTCAACTTGAAGTTGACGTTGCCGCCCCTTGGGCCGCTGTAGTCAGAGGGAGTTACCTTGTAGCTTGTGCCGCTTCCGCTGTAAAGTTTGCTGTTCCCTTGCCATAATTCAAATCTGTCAAACTGGGCGTTGCCTTGCTCTGAAGCCTTTTGGAATCCAAGAGTGACGGATTCAGAGTAATTACAAGGTGATTTAGACGCGGTTAGGCGTGGTGTGCCGTGGTTCTTGATTACACTGATGCTCTTGGATGATTCGGTTGTCTTGTATCTGCCCCAGAACTCGTGAATCTCTTTCACGGTGTAGGTGACAGAACCGCCATTGGAGCCAGTCACGTTTGAAGGTGTCTCTTTATAAGAGGTTCCTTTGCCGCTGTAGAGCTTTGTTCCACCTCTCCACAACTCAAATCTATCTAAAGTTGAGTTGCCTTGGTTGTAGGATTTAGCCCAGCTGATAGTTGCTTGCTCACCTTGGTAATAACCATTTCTGTCAGAGTAGACAGTCGGGTTGCCATGATTCTTTAGAACGTGGACGGTGATTGATTTCTGTGTGCTTGGATAAGTGCCATACCACTCATGGACTTCTTTGAGCGTGAAGGTTAAGTCCCCTCCGCCTGAACCAGTCCAATCAGATGGGGTGATGGTGTAGCTTGTATCTGGGCCTGAATATAAACCTTTGTCGCCCATCGCCAATTCAAAGCGCTCAAAGTTTGCGTTGCCCTGCTCTGATGCTTTCGCCCAAGTGAGCTTGATTCTCTCGCCTTGGAAAACAGATGTGAGCGAGGAATTGAATGATGGTGTGCCGTGTGCGGTATATGCTCTCTTTGGAACTGTGACTTCGCATGAGTTGGAGGTATTACCGCCCGCGTCACTCCAAGAGCTATCCCATGATGCTCTACAAGTGAAGGTTCTATCATTCAGTCCTGTTTCGGATACAGCGAAGGTATGAGAGAATCCGCGTGGGCTTCCGCCTTTGGGAAGTGTGATTGTTCCATTCCAAGAGCCAACACCATCAACGGAGATGGAACATGCTACACCGTAGCCGTTCCAAGTGGAGCCAGTGTATGTTGCCTGGGCTGAAACGGTGATTGTATTTGTAGTCGCAGAAGCCCAGATGTTACATCCGTTAGCCATTTATACCCCCTTAAAGTAGTTGGACATAAATGGTGTTTGGCTTGCCTGTCTCTGGTGCGGGAGCAGAACCAAAGATGATGCGGTTCTGTAGGGCTGTGATGTTGCCACCTAATTCCGCAAGTGTGTTGGTGTGTTCCTTGGTTGTCTCTTGGAGCTTGGTAACTTCCGCGCCCAGTTTTCCAGCCGCGTCACCGTCCAAGAGTCCCTTGATTCCATCAAACCAAGTCTTGAATGAATCGTCATATTGGGCAAATAGATTGGTTGTATCAATCTGCTCAACAACGCCTGTGACAAACCCGCATTTGGAATTGTCTGGGCGGCAATCCTTAATCTGTGCGGCCTTAATGTCTGTGGTTCCCGCTGGGACTGTGATTTCAGCCAATACCAGTTCATGTATTGTCTTGTCGCGTGTGAAAGCTGGGGCTTGCGGCACAGCTGCGGCAGCACCTTTGATTAATTTGATTTCAATGAGTCTCTTGGAATGGTTGAGGGATAGGACAACCAAATCAATGCGGGGATAGTTGTTATCACCGCGCTCAATGGTTAGGGCCTTGTCGGATTCAGATAGCTCGTAGAAGTAACCGTTAATCCAAGCCTTGCCCTGTTTTACATTGATACCTAAACCAGTGGCGGGGACTACCTGTAATTGATTAGCGGGATTGGCGTAAACGCCGTTGCCGATAAAGGAAGAGAAATAGGCCGCAATGTCAGCGCAATTGTAGGTTCTATCAAATCCGCCGCCTGTGTTCTGGGCATCAAAGAATGAATATCTTTCCATATGTTAAACCTCCATTGGAAGTGTTAGTCTCTGTGCGGCCAAACCCTTGCCAACGGTGATTGTGGTTAGGGTTCCGTCCGCTTCGTCAATGATGTTGACTTCTGAAATGTAATCGTCTGTCCGCACTCCAAAAGCCCTGTCGATTAGTGAGACTTTGGAGCCGAGTAAATCAAGGGCTTCACTTGATGTGACGATTGATTCAGCGTCAACGCTGATTTCTCGCCCTTGTATTAATGAATTTGCTTCGTCTTGTAAAAGAGCCTGGTATTGTTCTGGGGTTAGCGTTTGCTGCTTGCCCGCAGAATCGGTGTAAGAGCTTTGAGTATTGCGGGAGTCCTTGAATATCTCTCTGCGGTTTAGGCCGCTGATTGAATCGTCCCCAGCTGTGGCGAACTTTCTTTCTGCTCCCTCGCCTTCGCCGCCAACCTTCACTATGTTGGCTTGGCTCTTGGAGCTTTCCGCGTATCCAAGAGAAGAAACGTTGTCCATGTCTCGTGAGACAACGTAGGGATGTTCCGATTCAAAGGTTCTGTCTGTTCCCTCTATGACTTTGAAGGTAAAGCCTTTATCTATGTCGCAAATTACGTCAAAGCCAATGTTCATCTTCTTATCTGATTGCTTGGCCTTTGAAGCGTCTGAGACGGCTTTTAGAAGGGAGCAATAGGAAACCTGTTTGTCTAATTTAGGTGCGGAGAATGAGGATGGTTCAACCGTTGTAAAGAGCTTGCGGTTTCCCTTTGTGTTCTCCCCTACCAGATTGACAATCCAAGAGCCGCAATCAACGTTTTGGTTGTAGGTGTTCCAAACGATGCGGTAATCGAGGATTCCCTTTAATTCCTTGCCGCCAACCGTGTAAGTGGTTATGCCTTTATCGTCTGTTGAGAAATCGACAGTCTCGATGATTCCACTCACTCTTGGATTGATGTAAACAAGGTTGCCTACTTGTAGAAGTGTGCGGGCTTCGGGTGTGAAGTTTCCCTTGATGGTGAACTTGCCGCAGTCTTGGAATGACTTGGTGAAGTTCACAGATGTATAGGTATCCAAGATACCAACGCACTCGCTTGGCTTGGTATCTTGGACGGTGTAGATGTAGATGTTCATTGCCTATACCTCGATTCGCTGAGGTAGGTAGGTGGCGTTACATTCAAGCGTTCCTGTGGAGGATGGTTCATAGTCGAACTTGAATGAACTTAGCCCTACGGGCATCTGTAGCCATGTGCTGTTCAAATCAAGATGCTTTAACCAGTTCTCTTTGGTTGTCGCATTGATGATTGATTTGCGGCCATAGTTGGTGTTGATGATTACTTCTTCGCCGCTTTGGATTGTGGCGTTGATTTTGATGAAAGTGTTGTCAACAACGTTCTCTAATTTTGGTTTGACGATTGTTCCGCCAATGGCCTTGAAGGAGATGATTAGCCCAGTCTCCACCTCTGAATCGTTGTAAACGTCAACAATCTTAGATTCTGAACGGTGGCCTGTGGTGAAGCGCTGTCCAACCTCGTTGTAGAAGGGGAAGTGGAAATCACTCACCCAGCCAGTGATGTTTGCGGTTCTGGGAGTGTAAGTCTCGAAGAAAGGATTCGCCGCCACTGCATCAATGGTGAAGGAGGTTAGGTATTCGTTGTTTCTGAACCAATCCTTGCTGTATTCGATTGTGCTGTTTGCGGTTAGGCGGATGCGGTAATCGTCTACAACCAGATAGAAGTCACCTGTGGGGGCTGTAATCTTCTGTAGTATCTCCTTGCGGTTGTCCATCGTCTCTTTGTCATTTGCGAGGATATGCCCCTCAATGACAACATCGCGTGTCCCGAAGGAGCGGGAGGTAATGGTTGCCCCATACTGTCCCGCCCCACTGTAGGAAGATAAGTTTGCGTCAATAGAGCCTAAATCCATTTGAGAGACAACGTAGGCTGTATTGTCGAAGTTGACTGAGATGGTGTTGTCCAAGTCAGTGATTGCGTATTTTCTACGTCTCAAAGGTTGTCCCTCCTTAGTTATGCGAAAGCCAATTGACGTGCGGATTGACGGAATTGGCGTGCTGATTCTTTTTCAGTGAGAGCCTTGGGGCTGTAGTTGTTGACAACGATTGTTGTCTCACCACGTCCCGCATTGTTGTTGCTATTGGATGCGGCCTTGCGTCCCTTGTATGCGTTGAAGTCCGCTTCTACTGTCGCTGCTCCAAAGTCATAGCCTTGAATCTCGCCAGCGACACTATCAAGTGCCTTTTGGACTTCGGGCATAGCCTTCTTCAAGCCTGTTGCGAGTGATTCCATAATCCATCCGCCATTGGGGATTAGGAGTTTCAAGTCATATTCCTTGGGGCCTTTGTGCGCCGCAATCCAATCGCCTATGCCGCCAACGAAGTCCTGAACCTTTCCAAAAGCACTCTTCAGGCCGTTTAGGAAACCGTCAATGATTTGCTTGCCAGCGTTGACTAGAAGGTTTCCGACATTTCCAAGAGCCGAAAGGATGCGGGAAGGCATGTTGCGGAAGAAGTCAACGATTCCATTGATTCCATTGCTTACCGAACTCTTCATGGTTCCCCAGATTGAGGATAGGAAAGAGCTGATGCCGTTCCATGCGCCGTTCCAGAGGTTGCGGATTACCTGAAGGATTGCGTTGATGATGTTCTTAACCGCATTGATACCAGAATTGATGATGTTCTTAATTCCGTTCCATACGGATGAAGCAAGTCCCTTTATCGCTTCCCAAGCGCCTTGCCAGTCACCTTTGATGATTGAAGAGACTAACTTGATTACGTTCTCGATGATGTTCATTGCGGTTTGAACGATGTTCTTCACTACGTCAAATCCACTTTGCCAAATGGCCTGAACCAATGGGAAGAAGGCAATGAAGAGGTTCTTGATTCCATCTACCAATGTGCCGCAATCGTTGATTATGTTTTGGAACTGCTGCGGGAGCATCGCCTTAATCTTGTCGAAGATTTGCGGGATTAAGTCGGCTATAGATTGGATGATGCGGCCTATAGCGGGAATGACGTTCTGCCCAACTGTGATTACGGAGTTGATTAGGTTCTCCGTCAAGAGCGCCATATCTGCATCTGGGTTGGCAAGTCCTGTCAGCCAGTTATCCCATGCGCCCTTCATCTGGTTGACGGAGCCTTCGATTGTGCTTGCGGCTTCTTCCGCCGTGGCTCCCGCAATTCCCATTTCCTCTTGGACAATATGAATCGCTTCTGTAACGTCCGCAAATGAATCAATGGATAAATCAGCCATCTCACCATTTGCTTCTTTCACTCTGTTGGCATCGTCAATTAGGCGCTGCATCTCTTCTTTGGTGCCGCCGTAACCCAACTTGAGGTTGTCCAACATCGTGTAATTCTGCTTGGCGAAACCCTGATAGGCGTTCTCGATGGATTCCATTGAGGTGCCCATTTTGTTTGCGTTGTCGCTCATGTCGATTACAGCTTGGTTGGCGTATTCAGCGGCAGCTGCGCTGTCACCTCCAAGAGACTGAAGGAGTGAAGCGGAGAAACCAGTTACGGTTTCCATGTATTTATTTGCAGACATGCCCGCAGTCTTATACGCTTCGTCCGCATAACCCTTGACTACATCGGCTGATTCACCGAAGAGGGTTTCAACGCCGCCAGCCAATTGCTCGTATTGGGCATAGGCATCTAAACCAGCTTTGGTGATTGCGACTGCCGCCGCACCAACTGCCGCCGCTGCCGTGGCTGCGATTGGGGCGAACTTGCCAAGGGCATCTTTTATCTTTGAGGAACTTGATTGGGCTGTGGAATCAACATCCTCAAGCCCCTTCTCAAATCCCTTTAATTCTGCTTTTGCTTGCGCGGTATCGGCTTTTATGCCGATTCGCAAAAAGCCTAAATCTAACAATATTTCACCGCCTTATTACGTGAACTGTTTACGTAAAGCGGCTCTATCAGGTTCAACTTGCTTTAATAGCCAACACTTCTGTAGGAAGTCTTGTCCCTCTTGGGATTCCTTGAGCTTCAGACGTGTCGCGTCCGAAAGAAGCGTGGCAAAAGTAAGAGTGTCCATCTCCATTGCTTCGGAAATAGACACTCCAAATTTCTCATATACGATTGAGTAGTTTTCAAGCCCAACAGTCAGATACTCTTGGTTGTCGGTATCAGTGGTTCCTATTGGGCAACTTGGAAATTTACTTTGGCTGTGATTTCATCCGCGTAATACTTCATATAATCGCCGATTACCATGAGGGCAACGGTGAAGTCATAATCGTCTTGGAGTTCTCCAAGAGTGAAAGACTTGTTGGAAGTGTTGCGGTTTAGGATGCGGCAAAAGATTTCCATTACCTGTTCCATCACTTTAGAATCAGTTGAGTTTTTGGATAATTCACCAATCTTGATGATGGATTCAAAGAGCGCTTGAGTGGGGCGCTTGAGGGTGAGGGTTTCGCCGTCTGCCATTTTAATCTGATAGAGGTTCGCGTTAATAGCTGTTAAATCTAACATGTTTTCTCCTTTGTATTTAGATAGCGGCTGGGGTTCCCCATGCCATTTCGGGAATGACTGCCGGGGTGTCCATCACGGAAAGAGCCGCCGTGATTTGTTTGATTTGGTTTTCTAAATCTGTGTAGGCGATGTTTACGTCTTTGAGATAGTTGACATAGACGTTTGCGGGGATGTTGCCATCGTTCCAGACGTTTGAGGTTGCTTCTGGTAGTGCGGGGAGTTCTACCTTGCCCAGTGGGATGGTTTGGGGTTCGGCAAGCTGATAGATTACCTTCATTCCGCCATAGAGCTGATTGGCCTGTTCCTTCGTTGTCAACGATTCGGGGACTGTGACGTAAATCATCTTTTGATTGACGTAGCAGATACCGATGGTGTTGTTGACAGCATTGATAGCCTTTTCCGCGACAAGCCCCGTGTAGTTCGCCCCAATATCAAGAACCTTATCAACCGCGTAATTGCGCCCCGTGCCCTTGATTATCTGAGCGCAATTCCAGTCATACTGTTTAGTTCGCTTGATTAGGCTAACGTTGCCTTCAGCATCAATTACAACTTCATCCTTTACCCTATTGGGCAGGGAGCATAGTTCATTGTCCTTTAAGTCAATCACTGTGTTCTTGGATTTATGAGGTTCGTAGGCTGTCGCTTTAGAACCAACTTCTAATTGAGCTTTAGTAATAACTGGATACTTGGGCCAACCATATCCAACTTTCATTTTGATTGAAGTTGGATTATTGAGAGTAAATTGCTTTACCTGTGTAGACATGATATTTACGATTTGATTAAGCGCCGTATCGCGTATTTCAATGTTATCGCCGCTCAATGTATATGTGCCAGCTTGAAGAGTTCCGTAGATTGGAACATCTTTCCATGCCGCATTATGTGAGTTGATTACTTTGAGTTGCCCATCTACCGCCTGATAATAAGAAGAATCAATTTGAGCTAAACGGTTAGGGTTGATTAGGTTCTTCCCAGTGATTACCAATTCAGCCTTTGTGAGATTGGTTATCTCTTGGGGATATTCAGGTGATGGGGACGGCTTGCCGCCCGTGAACGGCTCATAAGCGGTTGCTTTAGCCCCTTCTTCTATTTGGAAGAAATTGTTAATACAGTTCTTTCCAGCGTCGTTGTAGTTGCCGCCAAGGTAGAGTTCTTCAAACTCACCGATGTTCTCTGGCGTGGTGAAGGTTTCGGAAGCATTATTGATATAGCCGACTGTTAGTTCAATCCCTTTGCTCTGTTGGGCGTTGAAGGCGAGAAGTTTAAAGGCCGCTTTACCGTCTGTGATACCGCTAGAAGAATAGGTGTATTGGGTGTTTGGTTTCAGGATGTTCTTAAATCCTCTGATGTTGTAACCAAATACGTAGCGTTCCCCGCCTAATAGGTTCTTGCCAGTTGTGGTTACTTGGTTGCTCTGCCCTAAGACTTTGCCGTTAAGAATCGGTGCCTTCCAAGAGTCATGGAGATTAATGAAGGTTGATTCCGCTTCACCCTTTAAAACGTTTCCTGAAGGAATAGGAAGTTGAGCAACTACGGTTTCAGCCTTGTTCGCTGCTGTGGTGGCGTTGTCCGTGGCTGTCTGCGCCTTGGCTACAGCTGCTTGGGTTGCTTCTTCAGTCTTTGCGATTGCCGCGTCTGTGGCCGTCTTCGCGTCCTGGGCTGCTTTACTTGCTGTATCTGTTGCCTTCTTGCAAGCTGCATCCACCTTTGAATTCCAAGAGACAAGGTTAGTGTTGAATGTCTCTGTTCTCTTGGATTCGTGCGCTGCTCTGGTTGCTTCTGCTTCTGCTCTTCCCTGCTCTGCTTCAACTCTGCGGGCTTCGCTCGCCTTGATTTCAGCTTCTACTTGTGCGGCCTTGTCACTTGCCGCATTTGCTTTATTGGCGGCTGCATCTGCCTTCTGTGCGGCTGTGGTGGCGCTGTCTGTCGCTGCATTGCCTTTGGCGATTACATCCTCAACCTTCGCAACCAATGATTCAAAGGTTATTACTTCGGTTTCTGTATAGATGTAATCGGCGGGCTTTGCTCTGGTGACGATGCGGATTCTGCCGCTGTCCGCAACCGCACCATCTTCCATCATCCAAACCATGATGTCCTTGCCCTCTTGGAGAAGGATGTTTGGGACTGATGCGTTGCCGCCATTGGCCTTTACGATTAGGGCATCTTCAGAGCCTACGCAAGCGAAGTGGGCTTCAGGGAAAGAGCAAGGGATTTGCTTATTCAAATCCCATTGGAATAATTCAATTGTTTTCAATTGTCCTCCCTAAATAAAAAAAGGGATAAGGATTCTAATGTTCCTTATCCCTTGTAATTAATAATTTGTTTAGGCTGCTGGGTTCCCAAAAGCGACTTCGATTAGAGTACCTTTGTCATCCATTGGGAAGGCTGTGAATTCAGCGTCAATGACGGTTTCCTCTTCTGGGGAGAAAGCGATTTCAAAGCCAGCTTCATTGGAGCCTACAATGGTGACGCGAAGAGTTTCTTCGGGTGCGCCGCCCTCGTGGACGAAGCGTAGGACGTATTGCTTGCCGTCATAGTTGCCAACGCCGCCGATTTTGACAATCTTCTGTGTGCCAGAGCCAGAGGTGACTTTGGCGGTAGAGCATAGTTTACCAAGAGTCTCTGAATTCCAAGTCATAATGCCAGACTTGAGGATTGCGGTTTCCTTGGTAATCATTTTCTTGACGGCTAAACCCAAATCGTCTTGAGCTGTGTAGAACTCGGGTTCATAGGAGAGAGTAGCGCCGCCTTTGATTAAACCGAGGATGTTATCTTCGGTTTCAAGTGTCTTGGTGTCTGGGATGCTATTGCTGTATTCGGCGCAATAGAGTTTTCCAGAGCCTAAAACAATGTTCTTGCTTAGTGCCATATGTAATTACTCCTTTGCGAGTATGTCAAAGTAAGTTATCTGTTGCGGGGTGTGCGTCCCTTCATCGAGCAGGGAACCTCCCCCGTTCGCTTCTATGCGCAGCCCGTCCCTCGTTTCATCTCCAAGAGTCACTAATCCATCTGTTATTTGTTCACTAAGCGTGATTGCCTGCTCTAGAGATTTGGCATGGGTGCGGATTTGGAGACGGTAGCGGCCCTTGGCCCCGTCTCCCTGTGTGCGGTAGAAGCTGTATGTGATTGCGGGATTGTCTCCCGTATAGAAAGGGGTTGCGTCCAAGCCTGTTGCTTTCTTAATCAACCCCAGAAGAGTTATAAGAATTTCCATTAGAACAACCCCTCAAAGCAATTTGTGATTTTGTCTGAATTGTCATTTGCGGCAGGTTCCAAGAACGGTTGGGGCTTGTTGCCTGATGTAGTAACCCAGCCGTGTGAGCCTTTGTATCTCCATTTTGTCTTGCGGCCATTGCCCTTAGATGAATGGATACCAGTGCCTATCTCAACATAGGGCGCATACTTAACGTTGGAGTAGATAACGCCTTGGCTTCCATCCTGCTCCACGTCAACTTGTATGGAGCGGGCCAATGTGCCTAATGTGCCTGTATCTCTTGGAGCCTTGGATTGGGCGGCTTCCTGAACAATGGAAACCGCCTTCATCATCGCTTGCCGCATATAGTTATCTAAATCCCTGTCAACGAATTGATTTAGATTTGAAATTGCGTCTGCCATCAGCATCACTATCCAATAGAGGAAAGTGATAAATGGTAATTTCCTTTGTTGCGGGAAACGTAATCCACGATGTATTTTGAATCAATGCGGCTACCCACTTCTATCTCATCTCTCGTGTAGCCTACAAATTGGCTTTCTGTTAAGTGGAGTTCATTGGTTCTGTAGGCGTTAGCGCCCTTTTCTACGATGTAGATTGCGGCTGTCCCCGCGTCCTTATATGTAGTGGTTTCAAAGCCCGTTCTATCCTTTTCAGTCACGGGCTTTTCCACTTTGTAGATTCTTGAGCGTCCGTAGAACATTAGCGCACCACTCTTACCTTTTTGCTGCGGTTGAGTGTGCGGTAAATGCGCTCGCTGTAATCGGGGGAATAACTAACGCTACTTCCCTCTGCTGATTCTGATTGGAAACCTTCGGAATATAGTTGGTTCACGTCCTCCTGCACCATGCGAAGAAGGATTGAATCGAACTTGGCATCGTAGGCATCCAGGCCGCAATAATCAACAATGAATTGCTTTGCGCTGTCCAAGAGCAAACCAAGAATCTCTTCATTGATTGCGGGATATAGGAGTTTGAGTTTGGTTAGCATCTAAACCCCCTCTCTATTTGGTTGTGTCTATTGGATTTGATTAAGCAGCTGCGGGAGTAGGAACGAAAGTGATTTTGGCGCTTTCAGTGTCATCGACTAGGGCCATGAAACCGTGGCGTTCGTATACAACGGTGTTGTCTTTGGTTTCGATGTCTCGGTCCTGTTCAACGGAGCCAGCGTTTTTGACGAAGAATTTTACAGCGTCTTTCTTGGTGGCGTAGACGGTATTGGCAGGAACTTTCTTGCTGAAGACGCAAGGGATACCAGCAACGGAACCGAATTGGCCGCTGTAGAGCATTTCGCCTTGGCGGGATGCGATGAAGTCAGCGTCTTTGCGGATTGCGGCTTTGGCATCAGCGCCCATGAGTAGGAATAGGCCGTCTTCAGCTTCTACGCCGATTTGCTGTAGAGCGTCTACAACGCCAGCATAGTTAAAATCGCCTTTGAGGGCTACGGTGTTGGAGATTTTAGCGACTTCGGTGAAGTATTCATCACGGATTTCGTTAGCCATAGCTTTACCAGCGCCATCGGAGAGAACGTCAAGTAAGAATGGGTCAGCCATTACATCCATATCGTTGTAATCATAGGTTTGCTGATAACGTTCAACGGTGTATTCGGTTTTGGCAGCGGTTACTTTGCCTTTTTGAGTGTTTTTGGCACCTTTGGCGAGTTTTTCAACGTGGCCTGTATAGGTGTATTTGTGGATTACTTTCTTAAGGCCAGCCGCAGTGGTTAGGCTTGTGTCGATTGTCATTAAAGGCATGACGTTAAGTTTGGTGTTTACAATGTCGGTGATTTTCTTTTCTAGGAGTTCGCTGGGAACTAGTTGATGGGTTGTAGCCATTATCTGTTCTCCTTATTGAGTTAAAGATTTATATAGTTCTGGTTGGTTGTTGAAGATTTCAACCTGCTGCGCAAGGCTCATATGACGGAATGACTCTTGCGTGATTGCGTTGTCCATCGGAAGATTCTTCTTTGGTGTTGTAGAAGCAAGGCGCTTTTCCACCTCGTTCTTTACGGATTGCTTGAAGGCCTTTTCCAAGAGCGAGATATTCGCGTTCATAACGTCCGCGTCCTCCGCAACTACAAGGTTCACTAACTCCGCGCTCAATCCTCGATTACTTAGGACTGTGGCGGCAGCTGCCTTGTTCTCCGCTAAGGCAAGTTCGCGCTCCTTTGCGGCGATAGCCTTTTCGCGCTGCTCTAATTCATATTGGTAGCGCTGCTCTTCGTCCATCTTGGCAAGGCGGGCGGCTTCCTTTACGGCTGCTTCCTGTTTGCGTTCGGCCTTCTTAAGTGCGGCTGTAACGCGCTTATCGGCTTCAGACTGAAGTAGTTTTTCTACTTCCTCTTGGGTGTAGGTGCGGGATTCAGTCTCTTGGACTTCTTCAACGTTTGCGTTTTCTTCCATTTGGATTCTCCTTTTCTGAGTTGCAACTAACCAAGGGCTTTGAACCTGAAAAACTACTTGCATTGATGAATGTGCCTTGGGGGTTGCCCCTCTAAATGAAGTGAGTTGAAGAACCGAAGTTCTCCCCCTCTGATTAACTTTTCTACTTAGATATGAAAAAAGCGGGCACCTTCTAATACGAAAATGCCCGCCAAATATTTATTTTTCCAACTCCCAATGGGTGATTTCATCCATCAAGTCTGTTATGTAGCTGTTCCCACCCTCCGCCTTATAGCAAAGATATTGGGCTTGGAGGTATTGGAGGGTGAAGTAATCAATCTTTTCGCTCTTCATCCTCTTCTGCCACTCTTGGGTGATTTCCGCCCTTATGCGGCACTTGTCGGAATCCATGAGCGTCCTGATTTGAAAGTCCCTCTCATTAGACTTGTCCAAGAGTAATTGGATGTTTGAGCAAATCTCTTCCATCTGCTCATGTTTGCGGGACTGGGCTTCAAAGAAATCAGAGATTTTGGCAAACAGGTAGTCGAAGGATTTCCAAGCGCTTATCAGAGCGCCGATTAACAGTGAGATGAAGATTAATATTTGCTCAAGTGAGTAGCTTGCTAATAGGGCTTCCATTAATCTACCACCACGCTGTAAGTGCATCTGCAATTGGGGTGCGCTGGGATTTGGTTTGCCAATTCAGTCAAAGGGTGGATTGTCCCATCTTGCTCCTTGCAGTGGGAACAGGCGCAATTAGAAGCGTTCCATTTGCCCTTGGTGAATCCCAGTTCCTTGTATTTCTCTGTCGCTGCGTAGTTCTGCGCGTGGGCAAGCTCCGTGCGCATAAGGCGGTATGCGTTGCGCTCTGATACCCCAAGCTTTTCCGCAATGCGGTTGGCTGATTCCCAAGGTGACTTGCCTTGGATTACGCAAGTGTTGAGTTCCCTTTTAAGAAGCTCAAGCATCTTTGTTTTGTCTTCCCAAACCCTGTCACTGAACTTCTTGCCGTCCAGGCACCATGATTGGAATAGGGCTTGCTTGGCATCTACTGCGGGCGTGTATAGGAACTGGGTATTGACTTTATCATCTGGGATTTCATCGCCGATTATGCTTTGGGTTTCCTTGTATAAATCCAAGAGCTTGGGTTCAGTTATCTTGATTTGCTTCTGTCCAAGAGCAGCCAATCTTTTGTTGATTGTCTCGAAGAGTTCCCAGTATCTGTTGTTGCGGTAGAAGTCATTGATTAGGAGTTCCCTGCCCGCTTCCTTATCCGCTTCAACCTTGGAATAGACTTTGAGAATGTCGTTCCGCACCTGAACCAGCGTTTGGCGGTAGATGCGGGCCAGTTCCTCTTCCGTCTCCTTTTGAGTGCGGGAAAGGGCCTTTTCCTGTTGCTCTTGGATTCTGTCTTTCCAGTAATTACGCTTCTTCTGCTTCTTCATCTTCATCATCTTCGAAATGATTTGAGAAAGAGGGCATCATTCTTTCATCCTGGGCCGCAATCTTCTCAAGCTCTGTCTGAACATCGTCAATGAAGGGGATTTGCGCAAGGAGTGTTTCATCTGATACAAGTCCGCGTAGGGCGTTCACCGCATTTACGGTGTCTGTGATGGAGCTGGGTAGGTTATGGGTGAAGCTGATTTCAATGTCCATATCGTCCGTGTCCACTAATCGAAGTATTGCGTTCATAAAGTCGATTCGCTTGCCCAGAGCCTTTTCCATGCGGGCTTGGATGTTGCTTGCGATGTTGTTGAATCCGACTAATTTGAATTGGAGCGCGATACCAGAGGAAACGCCTGAGTTGAATTCCTCTGAACTGAAGTCTGGGGAATTGCTGATGGTGTGGATTGACTTGTTGAGGTTTTCCAAGAGGTTTTGAATCTGGGTATCGTTGATGTTCTTGGTTAGATAGCTAACATCTGAATCGCCGTCAATGAGGATGGTGCGGGATTCCTTCATGGCTGCTAAATCCTCTGCATCGGCTGTGATGTTCCGCATAACCATATAGGCATCAACGAAGGCCTGAAAATCGTTCACTTCATCGCTGAGCAAGGTGTTATATGCGTCCTGAAGTGGGATTACTCGCTCGAAGATAGATGCGTTGTCCGCGTTGAGGTTGAAGATGGAGAACGGCACTTCGCCGAAGAAATGCTGGGTTTCATCCAAGAGGACGAAGGAATTGAAGTCATTGGTTGCCTTGTAGGTGTAGATGCGGGAATCATCGTAGATTGAAACGCGGTAGGCTGTGGGTAGTGCTTCGTCCCAATTTGCGATGGGGCTGAAGGTAATCATGTAGAGTAGTTGATTATCTAAATCATCGCTGAACACTGGGATTGCGGATTCAGGGTTGATTGCCTTGAATCGTAAATCGTTGTCCTCGTTGATATAGGTGAGTTCATATGCGATGCCATAGATTAGGGCTTGGCGAAGGAACTCTGAATCTTCGTTGGTTACATCGTTGGCGTTAAGTATCTTCTGAAGTGCTTCTATATCGGTATTGCCCTTGGCCGCGTAGGTGATTGGTGTGCCAGTGAGGTAGCCCTGGAAGTTGTCAACGATGGTTGAGCAGTAGTTCTTGACGATGCGGTTGTTCGGGCGGCTTGCATCGCCTTGGACGCGGCTCATAATCGCCTGTCCCGCACCTGTGTAGTAACCGTAAGATTCCTTTAGGAACGGTTGGACTTTGATTTGGAAGGAACGGATAATCTTGCCCACTAATTCGGGGGTAAGTTCCTCGTTCTTGTCTAAGTTGAATTTATATATGGTAATCACCTCTATAGAGAATATTTGGGGAGTGTTTTGAGTTTGCTCTTGGCTTTGACGCATTGGAGGGAATAGCGCAGTGCATCTATTCCGTGGTTGTAGGCATCAATGGGCTGATTTATGTATTCGCCTGTGGCCTTGTCCTTCTTATAGGAATAGTTCTCGAACTCTTCTATAAGATTCAGGCACGATTCATCAATCACAATCTCATATTGCTGTAGCTGTTGGATTCCCTGATTGATGGAGCCTTGGCCCTTGGTGGATGGTTTGATGTGCGGCACATCCATCCGCTTAATCTCTTCGATGGATTTCTGTTCGGCACTGTCCGCGATTATCGTGCTCTTGGACAACCCCATCAGATGAATCTGGTTTGCTATCTCGTCATTGGTTAGGCCAGTCTTGAAGAACTCCCTTGTGATGTAGAGTTTCTTGTTCTCTTCATCCAAGAGGGAATCAATGATGGTTGTAGCATCGCAAATAAAGCCAAAGTCGATTCCCACCAGATGCTCTAGGTTCTGTTTGCGGAGCATGTCTAAATCAATGTTCTCTGTATGCCAATTGCTGAAAATGAGTTTGGAGATTGAACCGAACTCGCCCAGGCAATAGACGCGATAGAACATGGGATTTGTCTCTTTGTATGATTCAAGGGCTTTGATAGTTGTCTCGTTGACGAACTTGTTGTCCTTGTAGGTGGATTGATGGATTAGGCAATTGGGTTCCTTGCATCCATCCTCGAAGAAGTAACGGTAAATCCAGTTGGCTTTAGAGATTGGGTTAGTCATCAGGACTATTTGGTTGCGGAAATGGCCGTTGCCACGCAATCTCATTTTGATTTGGGAGAAATCATCAATGGTTATCTCAGATGCTTCCTCAATGATTGCGTCCGTGATGTTGGGGATTGATTTGATTTTCTGGTAATCGTCCAAACCTGAGCAGACGAACTGTGAACCGTTGGGTAGCTCGATGGTTAGGTTCGTGTTGTTGACTTTGCATAGATGGTAGATTTCAAAGTGCTTTAGGGTTGAGGTTAAATCCTCCCAACAACTCTTTCTTAAATCTGTTGCGGATTTGCGGATAACCAGATACTTTCTCTTATCTTGAATGGCTCTGATTACAGCGCGTTGAAAACTGAAATAAGATTTTCCTGAACCGCCTTTCAACCTCCCCCAACTAATAGAAGACAATCATGTTTATCGTCTTCCAAGAGAGGAAAGAAGCTATCGTTGAAAGCTGTTCTCTTGATTCTCAATATCATTGGGGGATTACCTCCTATTCTATTACTACTTCTAATTTGGTATCTGCCTTTAGGTTGATGTTGGATTCGGCGAAACCGCCTATATCAGTTAGTTGCTTGAGTGCGGCTAACCTGTCCTTCTTGTAGTTATCCGTGTCGAAGGCTATGTCTTGGAGGGCAATTACTATTTCCTCTTTCCGCACATCGTATTTCTCTTGTGCTTCAGCTCTGAACTGTCGGATGTACTCTTGGACTTCAGGTTTGCGGAAATACTTGCTTGCGGCCTGGCGTTGATAAACGTAGTTCTGGGTTTGTTCGATGTTGAATTCTTTGCACATCTGTATATAGGATTGGACTTGATTACCTGTTTGCTCAAAGACGTAGATTTCAGCGAAACGCTTTGATTTGGCATTTTCACAATCTTTATTCGGCATTCAATCACCTCCATATGAAAAAAGCCCCATCCAAGAGACGGAGCTTGAAAGATTTGTTATTAGCAATAAGCGAAATATTGACATGCGTAGTAATCGGGAGCATTGCCATTGAAGAAGCAATCGTTGTCAACGATGATTGTTTCATCGTCCTCGTAGATAATGCCTTGAGTGGGCATATCAATCATGTCCTCCTTGCGATAGGCCGCGTATAGGTGGATGTAATCAAAGAGTCCTGAATCTGCGGCCATGAGCGTGTAATAGTTGTTTTCATCGCTGTCTTGGAGGATATAATCAAGCGCCTTTGCCGCGTCACTCCAAGAGACACCTTCAATGGTGTTGTTGATGTAGTCCATTGCTTCTTTGTCAGTCATGCTGAATTCCTTTCTATTTACTTTTCCCTTTTGGATTACTTATATTTTATCAACGTTATATACCTGCCGAAAAGCAAATGATTTTAGGCTGTCTCTATGATTTCAAAACAGTCGATATACTTTCCAAGAGGAAGAAGGATTAGGGATGTAGTCTTGTAACCACCATCCTTCTCATAACGCTCTAATCTCTCTGTGCGGGCAAGGTGTCTCAAATCTTGGGCCGCAATTGAGTAGAAGCAAGATGTGTCATGCGGGTTGACGAAGATGAAGTAATCCGCCTTGGAAGTCCATAGCCATGAATCGTTCAGCTCTTGATAGTTCTTGTAATAGACTTGAGATTCAAGTGCCAAGTTGCCTGTGGATTGAAGTTTGTAGTCTGTCTTGACTTCGTATTTGATACCGTCCGCTGTGAGGTAATCAACATCCTCAACCCAGAAGGCTGAATCATCGGATACATCCTTGAGTTCGTATCCAAGAGACTCAAAGGTTTGTCTTACTAACTGCTCTCCTACTTTTCCTCTCTCTAAGTCAAGGTGGAAAGTGTTATCGAATTCATTCATTGTTATTTTCCTTTTTAATGAAGAAGGGCCGCTCATGCGGCCCCTCCTTGGAAGAAAACAGTTGACTTAACTGCTATCTTTTATTGATTTTTGCGGGTGGTGGATTATAGAGAAATGCCCTGTGATTTAGATGCTTTAGCTATCAGGACTTTAGATGCTTTAGCTATCAGGGCTTTATTTTCTTCTTTTAGTTGAGGTAGGTAATTGTTGATTGCTACTCGGATAATGTCTGAGCGGTAGCATCCAAGAGCCTTGGAGAGTTCCATTAGTTCATCTGCTTTCTCATTGGTGATTTCAAAAGAGATGGTGCGGAAGTTGGCTTTGGAAGTGTTTGAGCGTGGCATAGTGATTCCTTTCGGTAGGGTTGCTATTCTTTTTGATTAATAAAAGAAGAGTGCGGGTAGCTCTCAAATCCGCACTCTTTTACAAGGGAAGAAAGTGTAAGTGGCGCTTATTGCCCTTACATTTAGATATAAAAATAGGGCAGTGTTTCTAATAGAATCCTGCCCACAATTTTGAAATATTTTGTTTTGGTTTTACTTGTTAAAGACTGCCGCAACCTCTTTGATGTAGAGGGAATCGGAGCGGTAGGTATCAAGCAGGACTTTGAAGCCCTTGGTATTGTCTCCAATAGGCCAGCTATGAAGTTCAGCCTTCAGGACGTTTCCGTTGGAATCAACGTAAGCGTCAATGATGTTGCCGCCAGTGTCAATCTTGAGCATGTGGGCATGTTTGGAGCGGGAGGTTCCATCAATCAACTTGATTACTTCGAGCTTGGTTATTGAACCAAGAGCAAAAGAGGGAATGATTGAAGGTGCGGGC